TCTTAGCAATGTTGCCGCCCTGACCAGCGCTGCCATCATGCTGGTGGCCTGTGGTGCTGCTTGTTGCATATGCAAAAGCATTTAAAATTTGATTATACTCGTTATTAAAAATAGAAGCAGTAATCAAGTCACCGTCTGTAATTGTACTTTGTCTTGTATAGCTTGTGCCTGCCATCTAATTATCTCCTGCCTGCGGGAACGTAGTTTATGTAAATGCCGTTGATTGTGTAAGATGCTTCTTGGTCGTTACTTGCAATCTTAAAATTACTGGTGTAGCAGCTTCCTTCAATTGGCTGGCGTATAAGCGGATTGTCCGTTGAGCCAAAGTAAGCCGTATTAAAAAAAGCAGCACCAAAAGATGAACCAGCTCGTATAGTGGGTAGCTGATATATAGGAGGCTGTTGAACATTAACATCTTGGAAGTCGTACTGAACTTTTAATGTTGGGTCTGAAAACCCTCCCGATTCTCTGTCGGGGGTTACTGAAATCTTTGCGTACTGCAAAGTCTTCCGTGTTCCCATGTCTCCAAAATCTAAATAGGGTGTTTCGTATAAAGCATCAATGTTTGAGGCTGCGCCGCCGTGACGGAAGGTAATTCCCTTGTCGTGGTTATAAATATATCCGTCTGTGTCGCCGTGGACTATTGCCTCAAGACCGTTAGCTAAAAACCCACTATCTACTGCGGTAGCTTCGATGCCTAGTGTTTCTGACCACTCAAAACCTTGGCCTGTAAAAGTACCAATAATGCCTCTTGAAAACTTGGCGGCTACGGAGGGGTCGTTGTAGTACAAGCGATACTGAGACTTGGAGCGCAGCACAACGCTTGAAATTGTAAGCACGTTAATGTTATCAACAATGTTACTAATTATTCGCTGGACATTTCTACTTACAGAAGCCAGCTCAACGTCACCAATGCGTGAAGTACCCGCAAGTGTACGCACACCATCAGGGCTTAGGAACACTAGGTCACCGCCAATTTCTTGGATGCTGTTCCCGTCTACGCAACCTACGTTTTTTGTAATAGGAACAATAGCAGCAGTTGCCTTGTCTTCCATATTAACAAACTTATAAATACTGTTGCGGCAGAAAACAATACAGTCACCACGAAAGCTTTTAAGTCCTACAACTCTGTCGGCTAATATAACTTCATTAGCGCCAGCGCCTGAAAAATTGTCTACTTCTAAGAGATGACTATTACGTACCGTGTTAGGGGCATTTGTCTGACCTGCAACTACTAAAAAGTTATTGTGTACAGTAGCAATAGAAGGAGCGTCAGTGCTGTTTACTGTAATGTCAGCTACAAAAAATGTACGGGTGCTTAGTGCTCCTGCTCCGGTCATGTAGAAGTAAAAAGGCTTGTTAGCCCCATCACAAATAATTATTTCTCCGTATATGGATTTACTGCCTTCAAACAAGGCTATAGAGCTTTGACCCTGTGCAGTTCTTGCAGCAACTGAACGACCGTTTAAGGCTGTTAGATTGTCACCGCTTCCTGCAACACTAGCCTTATTAATCTGTATCCAAGTTTCACCATCATTGCTGAAGTAAATGTTTGTTCCGCTACAAACAATAACGCCGTCTGCATATACCTTAATGCCTAAAATATCGTTACTAGCATTTGGACGGGCTGCATTGTCACCGCCATAGTCTGTAAAGCCACTAACTCTACGATAGCCTCCATCGGGGTCAACCTCAAAGTTTCTCAACTCTGTGGCAATTCCGGGCTGTCGGAGCATCTCAATCTCGCTCAGGTTGGTGTTTAAACCGCCCTTACAAGAGAAACCAAAAGGTTGGGACTGCGACATATTAAGTGTACCTCACTCTGTCGTCAGACATATAGAAGGGCGTAGGCTCAATAAGGTTTGAACGCATTGAGCGCATACCTTTCTTGTAGTCGTCTAGGGCAAATGCGGCTGCTTGTGGGTTGTCTTTAAACTGCCAGATGTAGTAACGTGCTCTAGCTAGTAGAGTTGTTGAGTACATCTCGGGGAAAACAACTGTGTCGGTAGGGTTTGTAAACTTTGTGGGTAAGTCCCACGCATAAAACCATACACGATATACTTTGTCTGGGATGGGGCTGAGTCCAAACTTACGTGCGTCTGGGCTACGAATAAGACTATTCGGAGTACCATACGTAGCAGTGTCGGCTTGGTCTAGGTTCTCTGAAACTCTTCGGAAAGTTTTCCACTGTTCGTTCGTTACGTATTTTAAATTTTTACCTGTGTAGGGAGCTGTTTCGCCGCTCACACCTACAGTAGTCAGATAAAAGTTATCCCAGTCAACTGAACCGTAGTCGTTGATAATGGAATCACTTGAAGCTTTTAATTCGTAATAGCGTTGACCGATAACTGTTTCGACATACACATTACCGTACATGGGATTAACTTCGCCGCTTTCTCCAGCCGATAGAAAAGGCCACTGCGGTTCTTGGTTAATCATGTCGAAGTATGCTTTGTTTACAGTATCTTTAACGTGGGCTTGAACACCAACAGCCGTTGGAAAATCAGATGCTGTCAACGGAATCTCATTCAACTCCCGAAGCAGTTCATTTGTAAGTTCTAAGTAGGTTGTTGCCATAAGTTCTTTAGCCTTTAAATGTGTTAAAAGATTGGGGGCTTTTTACGGCCCCCGCACTTAATGGTTACTGCTTATGCACCAACTGCTAAGCTGTAGAACGCGCCTACGAGAGCTTCAGGTCGTAAAACCTTAACACCGTATACGTGCAAACCACGACAGATGTCACCGAAGCTATCTGGGTCACGGATGACCTCAGTGCTGGTAATAGTCTGTGCAGTACAGATAGCTGACATGTGACCGGCAAGAATCTTACCGTCAGCAGCAGAAGTAGCTTGAATGTTGTTAGACTTATACATGCTAAAGCCCCGCAGCTTACCAGAAGTAACGAGACCGTTACGAATGGAGCCTTGACCAGCATTGAAGTCAACAGACAAAAGCTTAGAACCTGACTTAGACAACTGCTCGTAGAAGCTAGGAGGAGCAACTACCCAACGGCCTTCTTCGGGTACATTCTGCTCATCAAGCAGCTTAGCCATGTGAGCAAGTACATCGAGAGGGTCATTGATAAGCAAGTTGATAGACTTGCCAGCTTCGTCATAAGTTCCTACTACAGTACCAGTAGTATCATCGTCAGCACCCAGAACGTGGTTCGGGCCTGAAGCGGATAGACCAGCAAAGCCAGCAGCAATTACACCTTCATCAAAAGCGTCACGCAAAGCGTAAGCAGCAGATGAAGCGGCAACTTCTTTGAAGTTTACGTGAGACATAGAAGTTTCGATGTCGTCTACAACAAACTTAAATGCGTTTGCAGTATCAACAACAAGAGAAATTTCAGTGTCAGTCAGTGCAGTTTCAGTTACGTCAGCGCCACGCTCATACTTATAAACAGTAATGGTTGGTTCTTTGATAACTTTAACAGAATCTCCGTAACCAGAGATTTCACCGGCATAGTCAGTGTTAGTAATTGCTTCGGCTACCGATGCTTTACGGAAGAAGTTAAGAACCTTCTTGGAGTAAATCGCTGGTAGGAAGTTAGTGCTTGTGCCAAAGTTACTGTTGCTACCTTCGGCAAAGCCTGCGTCTGATACATTATAGGCCATGATTATGTTTCCTTTTATTTAAAGACAATATTATTAATTTACTACCCTGCCTTCAATTATGGCTGCGTCAATATCTTTTTCGTGCTTATCGTACTCATCCATAGACAGTGCAGCAATTTCCCGTTGTGACCATATCTTCGGCTCGTTAGCGTTCACGGTTTGTGTTCGAGTTGAAACCATGTCGGCTGCCGAAGCGGTCGAAGTTTGTGAACTTCCTGACTTACCTGAAGTTTTGGAACCTGAACCTGTTTCCATTTTATAAAGGTCGATAGCTTTGACTGCCAGCGTTACGTTATCGGGATTATTATACACCCAGTCTTGAATTGCTTCTGGCTGTGCTTTGGCCCAACCGTGGAACTCCTCGCTTTGACGAATATCTGCAAAGTCAGGGTGAGCACTTTGAAGAGTTTGTTCTGCTTCTCTTCGCGCAATACTGGCTTCACGTTCGTCTAGTGTTGGTGTCCGTGCCGGTTCTAGTGCCTCTGCTTGTGGTTCAACATACTCGGCTTGAACTGCTTCAGTGTTATCCTCGTGACGAACGGCCTGTTCAACTTGCTGTGTCATTCGAGTTTCTGCTTGTAGTTCTTGCTCTTTCTGTTTAAACTCACTAATCTTAGAATCGTAATGCTTCTTTAAATCATCGTATCTCTTTTTATAATCTGTAGCAGCTTCTTCTTCAGAAGGGGCCGACTTGCGGGTAGCCTTCTTAGGTTTCTCATAAAAAACACCATCTGCACTTTCAAAGGGAGCGTCTTGTGTAACGCCGTAATCTTTGTTCATGTTATATGGGTTTGCTACTTCTTCTTCTATTTCTTGTAAATCAGTCATTTCACACTCCGTTGGGGGCTTGTCGTCTTTTCAAGGTAGCTATTCGGCTCGCGACTGCTGAATAGGGCTTGATACTACAAGGTGGCCTCTAGGTTATTTAGGTTGTTAATAAGGGGCTGCGCTAACAGGTGGCCTTATCGTTATCGTACACTTGGCATAGCATTTGAGGTTAGCATCTGGTTGTAGACTTTTTTATCATTATCTTCTACTTCATCCATGCCGCCTAGAATGCTTCCACCCATGTACTTCTGCATTAAACCGCCATCGTAAGCACGTTCAGCTTCGTCCATCATAGTTTGAAGCTTTTCCGTACCTAGCTGGTCAGTTGCTTTTCTGGTGAAAACAAATTCACCATCCGACAACCTTGCGGGTATCGAATCTGATGTGCCGGTTCCCGGGCCTTTGACGGCTCCTTCACCTGCAAATTCTCCAGCAATATCCATGACCTTGTCAAAGATACCACCCAGACGCTCGTCACCTTCAAGAGCGCCCATTAAATATTCTTGGTCTTCTGTGCTTAGAGCTTCGCCTAGAACGAATCCAGCGTACTCATCTTCCATCTCTTCGTCAGGGAGCTGTGAAGCTTCTACTGCTTCTTTCTCGCCTTCGGGGATGTTGTCGTAAGTGTCTACGGGCTTGTCGTCTGTGAGCAGCGAACCGCCCTCTGCAAAGTTTGCAATCGGTGCATTGTTAGCAGCAGAAATAGGGTCTGGGCCTTCGAGAGCGCTAATGCTTGCTTCTTCTTGCTGGCCTTGAGGAGCTGTGGTAGTCCCTACGCTTTCTTTAACTGTACCTAACAACGAACCTAAAATTCCTTCGGGGGCGTTTCCTGCTCCATTTTCTTCTAATAGTTCTCTACCCGCTTTCAACATGCCTCCCATAGACTTACCTTCTCGACCTTCTGCGTCTTCGTCCATTTTAAGCATTGCTTGAAACTTAGTTTCGCCTCCAAACGAGTTTTCAATTTCTTGGAATCGCTTATCAATAACTGCACGGTCTTTATCGGTTTTAGCATTTTTACGCTGCTCATTATATTGTTCAGTAAACATAATAAGTTTTTCTACATCGGTTTGCTCTGCTTTACCGCCTTCTTTCTTTTCTAAGCGGCCTTCGTCACCAGCGTCTTCTGCAAAGCTATTAAGCTTTTCAAAGTCCTTCGGAGACAATAACGGCTTAGACTCTTCCTCTACTTGCACACGGTGGAGGTCAGTAATAAACTCAGCAATAGACTGCTTGTTTTCTACAATAGGGGTATCAGCAACAGAGCTTAAAGACTCCATAATGAACTGCTTGTCCATCTTCTTGTTGCCGCCCTGAAAGCTAAAAGAGTTTAAAAGTTCAGTCGTAGCAATTAGGTTGTCTTGTCCAGACTCAGGCACCGCTTCAGTTCTCCCCGGCCCATCTACTTTGGCAAGTGTTTCAGCTAATGCTGTATCATCTTTACCAACACCCGGCTTAGGACTACGCTGAGCTACTACATCTTTACGTGCTTCAGACAACAATGTATCTGCACCTTCCGCTGCTGCTTGAGCTACTGAGCCTACTGCATATTTTAGTTTAGGTACTTTCATTTCGCTGCCTCTGTTTTTTTTAGCTCTTTCTAGAACTTTTTTGTTTTTAATTTTTATAGCTTTAGGGTCGTAA